TTCTAGTACCTCGGCGGCAGGTTCACCCGGAGATACAAACACGGGCAGCGGCGGCGGTGGTGGTGGATACACAGGGTCTGCCGGTGCAGGTGGCAACGGTGGATCGGGTGTTGTTTATATTCAGATTGCATCTGCCCGTACTGCAACATTTTCTGGCGGAGTGACTTTTACAGGTCCGGCAACCGTTGGGGCGAACAAAGTTTATACGGTGACGGCAACGTCAACAACGTCCGAAACCGTGACGTTCAGTTAAGGAATAGCAATGGCACATTTTGCAAAACTTGACGCTAAAAACGAAGTTATTTTTGTTACCGTTGGACGAGATCAGGACACGGAAGGTGAACTGACGCTTCGCACTGGCGCTGTTTACAAACAAACCAGTTACAACACCCGTGGGGGTGTTCATTTGCTTGGCGGCACACCGTTGCGAAAGAATTTTGCGGGTCTTGGTTACAAGTACGACGCAGCCCGTGATGCGTTTATACCTCCAAAGCCGTATCCATCTTGGATTTTGGACGAGGATACTTGTTTATGGAATCCTCCGGTTCCATATCCTAAAGACCTGCGAACACATTCTTGGGACGAGCAAACCCAACAATGGGTTCCGTTTGTTCTTGAGGGTCAAACTCCGGTTCAAAGCGCGACATGATTGAGCTTGGGTGCTTTGGCAACATCTGGGTCAGGCAAAATATTCTTGCCAAATCTGGAGATAGCCATGAAGGACACAAGCACTACTTTGATCATGTGACGTTGCTTGTAAAAGGCAATGTGCAGGTTGAAGTTGAAGGCCATCCTGTCAAAGAATTTCAGTCGCCGACTTTTATCGTTATTGACAAAGACCACGAACACAAGATTACGGCTCTTACGGACGACGTTTTGTACTACTGTGTCTTTGCCCTAAGAGATATGAACGGAGAGGTTGTAGATCAAATGTTTGAAGACCAACACAATCCGTTGTCTTCTTTGGAAAAGCACTCGGAGGAAGTCAATGGATAAGGCAAACCTATCAATCAATCTGCTCAACGCCATCCTGCAGTATCTTGGCCAGCGACCGTATGTTGAGGTTGTTGGTTTGATCAAGGCGATTGAGAAAGAAGCCCAAGGTCAACCGGAAGAGTGAGATGGACAACGTCGATACCAAGCTAGCGGTTCACGAGGCGATCTGCGCAGAACGGTACAACCACATCTCGAACACTCTGTCGTCTGGCGACAAGCGGATGACGAAGATTGAATACTTGCTTTATGGGGTCATTGCGGCGGTGCTGTTTGGCCCCGGCGTTGCGGCGGAGTTTGTCAAGAAGTTGCTCGGGATATGACTGAGAAGCTGGAAGCCAAGTCGCAGTTGATTGAGAAGACTGCGTTTGCGGTGCTTCCGATTCTCTTTACCTGCGTGGTGTATCTGATGTCTGCGTTAGACAAACTCACGCATGAGGTTACTGTACTCAACGCAAAAATTAGTCTTGTTGTTACATCTGACAACAAGCAAGCCGTGAACTCTGGCGCGGAATTGGCAAGGGAAAAGTTGCGGCAAGAGCTTGAGAAAGAGATTCAGCGCAACCGTGACATGATTCACGACAACCAAAAGCACATCAGCATCATTGAAGATCGCATGGCGAGGAAGTAATGGCTGACTTCAATCCCGCGTTTGAGAAGATGATCCACGACGAGGGTGGATACCAACTGACGGACATTCCGGGTGACCGGGGAGGACAAACGTATGCAGGAATCGCAAGAAAGCCAAATCCAAACTGGGCAGGTTGGGCGTTCATTGATCAAAAGGACTTTGGCGGCGCTACGCAACTGGTTCGTGAATTTTACAAAGTTAATTTCTGGGATCGCATCAGAGGTGACAATCTTACGAACCAAGCTATTGCCGAAACCATCTTCAACTTCGCAGTCAACACCGGAGTCGGTGTCGCCTCCAAGCTCGCCCAACTCATCGTTGGAGTTACACCAGACGGAGCCATCGGCGCAAAAACCGTCGAACGGTTGAACATCTGCACGGCGGAGAAGTTCCTTCCTGCTTACGCTTTGGCCAAGATTCAACGGTATGTGAACATCTGTATGAAGGACCGTTCACAGTCTAAATTTCTACTTGGTTGGTGTAGGCGCTCCCTCGAAGGACTCAAGTAATGGACTTGATTGGGATTGGGTCGATAATTGAAGGCGTCGGCAAGGTTGCGGACTCGTTGGTCACAACGGACAAGGAACGCCTTCAAATGGCGTTGGAAGACCGCAAGCTGGACTTGGAAGAGAAGAGGATTGACCAAGCCACTGATCTTGCTCAGGTTGAGATCAACAAGATTGAGGCCGGTTCATCTAGCCTATTTGTCAGCGGTTGGCGTCCTGCTGTGGGCTGGATTGGGGTTCTGGGTCTGGCTTACCAGTTCCTTGGCTACCCCTTAATGCAGTGGCTATGGGCTTTCGGGCAGGGAGTCGATATAATTCCCAAAGGGCTGGCCCCGCCGCCTGACTTGCAGGTTGAGCAGTTGATGACGCTGCTTGCTGGGCTGCTCGGTTTTGGTGGCATGAGGTCTTTTGAGAAATCCAAAGGGGTAGCATCGAAATGACCGTTGCAAGTGGGTTGCTGGAAGGCTTTCACAAGCACCACGTTGTGCCCAAGCACTTAGGCGGGACTGACGACGAGTCAAATTTGGTTCTGCTGCACCCTTACGACCACGCAATTGCCCATTTTGTTCGGTGGAAGATTTTTGGAACCCACGGAGATGCTTGGGCTTTCAATCGGTTGAAAAGGTGGGTTGATGCCGGAGGTTTGACGGTCAAAGGGATGCGTCATTCTGAAGCGACCAAAAAAGCAATTGGTCAGCACAGCGCGGCCAGACCAAGAAAACCGCATTCTGAAGAAACCAAAATAGCCATTTCCGCGGCCAAAGCGGGAAGGCCAAGCAATCGGAAAGGGACTACTCACAGCCCTGAAGCAATAGAAAAAATGCGGCAGGCCCATCTTGGCCAGCCAGCGTGGAACAAGGGGCTGGAGGGCGTTACAACGCCGTGGAACAAAGGCAAGACCGGAGTCCAAGCCTCGTGGAACAAAGGCCAGAAAGGTTTGACCCAATGGAGTGACGAGGCTAAAGCCCGTCATTCTGAAAAAATCAGGCAAACTTGGGCCAAAAGGAAACAGGAGGTTGTATGCCAGCCGCTGTAATGACATACGATTCTTTGGTTGACGACATTGCCACCTACCTTGAGCGCGATGATCAGGCCACGCTAGACAAGATCCCGCAGTTCATTATGTTCGCGGAGCAGGTCATTGCGTCGGAGATTAAGTTCCTCGGGAACCTGACGGTGGCCGATGGGACGATGACAATTGGCAACCCGGTGCTGGATAAGCCTGCACGTTGGAGAAAGACGGTATCGTTTAACGTCACGACGGGGGGCGAGCGCTACCCGGTGTTCCTTCGCAAGTATGAGTACCTGCGCGAGTATTGGCCAGACGACACTCAGACGGGGTTGCCTGCGTTTTATTGTGACTACGATTTCACCCACTGGCTTGTGGCTCCTACACCCGCGGCAGCGTACTCGTTTCAGGTGCTGTACTACGAACGGAACCAGCCGCTGGATTCGGCGAATCAATCCAACTGGTTCACGCAGTACGCTCCGCAGGCTTTGCTTTATGGTTCCCTGCTGCAGGCCATGCCGTTCTTAAAGAACGATGAGAGAATACCGGTTTGGCAGTCAATGTACGACAAGTCGATTGCGCTGCTTAAGCAGGAAGATCTAACCCGCGTCGGCGATCGTCAAACCGTGGTAAATGACTCATGAGCTATAACTCGCCGTTCACCGGAAACGTAATCCAACCCACTGACGTTTCATATGCCGCATATGCTCTAACGGCTACCACGGGGACCATTCAACTCGAGTGGCCGCTGAACGGTAACGACACAGACTTCGTAGCCGCACGGGTGATGCAGGTCAGCACGACTAGCACGGCCTATGAGTTGTGGATGCCACCGGCTAATCAGGTGTCGGTTGGTCAGGATGCGCTGATCTATAACACCGGCGGAGTAGCGCTGACGGTCAAGACGTTTGGCGGGGCCAGCACGATCGTCTCAATCCCAGCTACAGGCGGAAGTGCGCAGTACATCTTCGTCACCTCTAACGGGACCACGACTGGAACGTGGGGAGTTATAGCGTTTGGGTCCACAACGTCACTTGCGACGGCCTCAGCGCTCGCCGGGTTCGGTCTGACTGCCATCGGGGCGACTCTGAACCAGACGACGCCTGTGACGACGTTTGCGTCTACCTACACGCTGCTTGCGTCCGATCGCGCATCTACTTATGTGTGGAACGGCGGCGCTGGTACGTTAAGCCTGACTTCGGCCACGACGTTAGGAAACAACTGGTTTGCCTTTGTTCGCAACGGCGGGAGTGGAACCCTGACGGTTTCCCCGAGCGGCGGGAACCAGATCAACGGATCTGCATCGTTGGCGTTGCAGCCATCGGACTCTTGTTTGATTGTTTGTTCGGGGTCGGCGTTCTTTACGATCGGTCTCGGTCAGGGAACCCAGTTCTCGTTCACGCAGTTGACTAAGTCGGTTGCGCCGGGGG